AGCTAGGGCTTCTTCTCTTTGCAGTATTACTTCTTCTTCACCCATCTTTTCAACTTCCATGATGTCTTCAGGACAGCCAGACTCTTCAATAATCTTAGTCATAGCCTTAGCAACTTCTTCATTTTGTGCTATCAAAGAAGCTGGATGGCACAGCTCGTGTTTTTCTGTATGCCACAAAAAATCAAGTACTAGTAAGTTTTCTTTTCCTGGGTGTAACCTTGTTCCACGACCTACCATCTGACTATATAATGATCTAACCTTAGTTGGCCTTAAAACGATTACACAGTCTACAGATGGACAATCCCAACCCTCAGTTAATAACATTGAGTTACAAAGAACATTGTATCTATCATTCTCAAAATCTTCCAAGACCTGGGCCCTGTTGTCTGAATCTCCATTGACTTCTGCTGCCTTAAATCCTTTTTCTTGAAGTATTCTTGTAAACTTTTGAGATGTTTTAATTAGTGGTAAAAACACAACTGTTTTTCTATCCTTACAATATTTCAACATCTCATCTGCTATCTGCTCTAGATATGGATCAAGTGCAGTTCCAATTTCACTTGCCTTAAAGTCACCGGCTTGTTGACTTACTCCAGTCAAATCAAGTTTAAGTGGAATAGTTAAAGCTTTTATAGGTGACAGGTAGCCTTCTTTAATAGCTTTAGGTAATGTATACTCATAAGCTAGACTTTCAAAGTATGAGCCTAGGTTTTTCATATCGCCTCTGTCAGGCGTTGCTGTAACTCCTAATACTTTTGCCTTATCAAAGTAACTCAAGACCCTCTGATAGCCGTCTGATATGCAGTGATGTGCTTCATCTATAACTATTGTGTTAAAATAGTCTTTATCAAACTTGTTAAGCCTTTTTTCCCTCATCAAAGATTGAACTGACCCAACTGTTATTCTATAAAAGCTACCCAGACAAGTATTTTCTGCTTTTTCAACTGCACATCTAAGGCCAGTTGCTTTATCTAGCTTATCGGCTGCCTGTTCTAACAGTTCTCCCCTATGTGCCAATACTAAAACCCTATCGCCATTTTTTACTCTATCTTCAATGATCTTGCTAAAAACTATTGTCTTTCCACACCCTGTTGGTAAAACAAGGAGTGTTTTTAGCACTCCCTGATTCCATTCATTTAATACTGCACTTTTAGATTCTTCTTGATATGGTCTTAGTTTCATAACTAAAACGCTCCTGGTGTAAACGTAGGTGCAGCATCTTCTTTAGGCTCATAGAACTTCTTAATCTCATTTGATTGCATTTTATCTCCACTGTTAGAAATCCAGTCTCTAACTCCAACCTTACACCTTCCCTTAGCTCCAACAACTAGATTCCAGTTCATCTTAAGTGGCTGGCCCTTTTTCTTTTGCCCTATTGATGTAAAGAATTCAGATAGAAACCCTTCTGTCCTCTGGTGTAGTAGTAGGTTATGCTGAATAATATTTACCCCTTCTGGTATCTCTATTTTTATTTTAAGAATTGCCTTGTTACATGGCGGCATTTTTTCGCTGCCATTATGTCTAGCTCTTTCAAAAGAAACTACTTCAAAATCATAATCTCCTACAGGTAGGAGTACAAACTCGGGACCTTCTTTGCTTATCTCGTCATCCCATCCTAATTCTCTTTCATTCATTAAATCTGCCATTATTTTCTCCTTGTCTTGTCTGTATTTTTTTTGAGGGGAGCTAGTCCCCTCACTGAACTACTATGATATAATTGTTATTACGTCGATATCTTTTAAGTTTGCTTCTAAATACTTCTTAATATTTAGCATTGCTTCATTTCTCCAAGCTCCACCGTCTGCCTCAAATAAAGCACAAGTTGGGCCTGACTGCATTCTAAACACAAACTGGCTCTCTGGCTGTTCAACTTCAACAAAAGTTCTTCTTGGAACAAGGACTACTGGATTAGGGATTTTGACATCTTCTACTGTTGCTACACCTGTCTTAATTGTTGCAGCCTGACTGATTCCATCATCACCAATGCTCTGAATAGTTTCTTCTTTTATATTTCCAACTACTTTTAGCAATACTTCTCTATGCACATTTTCAACAAATGTACTCTGTAAAAGTATGTTAAAAGACTCTGTGTCATGGTAGTAGTCAAAATTTATTCTAGGAGTTAAAGCCCTTGCAAATGCAACTCTTCTTCTCTTACCATCAATATCTAACCCTCTTTCTACTGATATTTCAGTAGGCGACTTTACAACAACTAATAAGTTTTCTAAATGCTCTTTGTCTACATTAGATTTTATGTAGTCTACCAATCCACTCAATGTTGAAATATGTAAGCAGTCAAGATTTACATTTTCATCTATTCTGCTTAAGGACTTATTTGTGTAATAAACTCCATCAACTTCTATGACATCTACTCTGTCTTCACCTAATTCAACCATATACTCTAGTGCTTCTTTTAAATTTTCCATCATTTCTTAATCCTCTCTTCCAGTTATTTAGCTAATAAGTCTACAACTTTTTTACTTTCTTTATTAGTAGCATCTAAAATTTCATTCATGCTAACCTGTCCTTTTACCTGGTTGTTGTATTCTTTTGCAACAACCTTGCCACTATGGAAGTCCTTTTCAACAATCATCATAGTTGGCTCTGATGTTGGTGGCGCAAGTGTAGTTTTAATTGATGGCGTAAATTCCACCATTCCCTCTGTTTTTGTAGGCTTAAATTTAAGTGTTATTGTTATCTGCCTAGTCTTTCCTTCGTCTACATTAGGGTCCTTAATATTATCAAAAACCCTCTGTAGTTCATAATTAACCTGTTCTGCTAAAACTCCACCCTGTAAATCATCTAGTTTAATGTTTGCCATTTTTACATTCCCCCTTTAATCATTGTATATACTTGTTCCCATGCTCCAACTAAAACGCCCTGAACAAAACCTTCATCATAATTTTCTATAGGTGTACCAGCTGGATAATATCCTCTACTTGATACAACATTTTGTATCTGCTCAATAGTCACATTATTAGCCACCATAAGGTCATTTAATTCTTTATTACTAACCAACCTCACAGGATCTTGCCTTATTTCTTCTTTTGTTTCTTCACTAAATGGCGTAGCTTGGTTAGATTCTACAAAACTTACTTGTTCTGTTTCATTTTCAACTGTATTTGTTTCCTCTGTTGGCTTTAATGCAGTTTCATCAGCCTTAGGCTCACTTGCTACAAGATCTTCTTTTTTAGATTCCTTAGGAGCCATTATTGATGCAACCCTATAGTCTTTTTCAAATATATGAGCTATTTCTTTGTAATCAAAGTCTAATTTGTCTGCTAGGCCTTTTCTATTTTTGGCATCCCATGAAGGCGTGTGAGTTGTATACATAACTCTCCTGCCGCCCTGGGCCTTATTCTTGCCTTTAACAGCCCCTTGGTTATCAACATTTACAACATGAGTTTCATAGTTGGCAAAAAGTATCATATCTGCCCATTCTTTTAAGAGTGGGGCTGTCTTCTTTTGTAGCTTAAGTTCCCACCTATCATAAGCACCCAGCTCGTCTGGTTGTTCAAATTTATTAATCTTAGCATGCGCACATATAACAACATTTATTCCTAAGTCAATAAACTCTTGTAGGCTATTTAAGAAGCGTCCAAACTCTTCTTCTAAGTAAGTGTATCCCTTACCCCAGCCTAGACCTTCTATTCCATCTATCTGAAATTTATTGCATATATCTTTACTTATTAGTCTTTCAGTCCAGTCTGCTGTATCTATGACAAGCGTTCTAAATGTCATAGGTCTTGCAGTTTTTATTCTTGCTATCATATCTTTTAGCATTGAATAGCTGGTAGGTGTTGGAGTTCTGGTAACGTCTAGATCGTTTGTTCCTTCTTCAACATCTATGAATATTGTTGAAGGAAATTGGGAAGCAAATGTTGATTTTCCAATTCCTTCTGTGCCATATATGACAACTCTTTGCGCCTTTTCAACTTTTCCACTTGATATACCTGGTATCATTAGAATTCACCTGCCTTCCATTTTGGCTTTTCTTCTTCTATTTCCTCATTTTCTTGACCAACTACATATCCATCTTCTATGATTATGCTGCATTCATCACCCTTAGAAACCCTGGTAGCTATTACCTGAAGATCCTCTTCTTCAAGCCAACTTCCAAAGTCTTTTAATGTATCTAAATCCATCTGCTCAAGCTTATCCATTAATACAAAGCCACACTTAGGATTTAGCTTTCTTACAATGGCTGTTGATACTTTAAGCTGGTCTGCACCACTCATAGAATCCCATTTAAATCCCTTATAAATAAGCTCACCATCTTCCACAGATAAGCCTTCTAGTGGTAAGTTTGCGTTATCAAGCAACTCTCTTTTTCGCTCTCTTAGATTAGTGATTTCTGTAGTTAATCTACTGTACTGATTTCTATATTCCTGGGCATCTTCTTCAGCTTTTTCCTTAGATAAATTAGCTCTAATCTTTTCATTAGTCTGCTCTATGTTTTCTATGCTTGCTTCAAGTTCTGCAGTAGATTCATCTTGCAATTTTTCTACTGTTTTCTTGGCAAGCTCAATTTGCTCAGTCCTGGTATTGATACGACTTCCAAGCTCACTTTTTTCATTTAGCAACTCTTCGATTTTAGCAGTAATTTGATCATACTTTTCCTGATCTAATAGCTGGTTAGTTTCTAGCTCCCTAAGGTTTCTTCTGTGCGTTTGATTCTGACCATTCTTAGCAAGTATCTCTTGCTGCTTCTTAATCAGATCGCTAGCTGAAATTATCTCATCAGGGACATCTGGATAATATATCTGTTCCTTAGCATACTTCTCTTTTTGGTCTGCTATCTGGCCTATTGCGTGCCTCTGGTTATATACTTCTCTTTCTTTTCCTTCTAACTCTGCTAGCTTATCGCCTACACCTATAATCTGAAGTAATGTAGTTGCTTTTTCTTTGCTAGTTTGATTCATAAACTTTGGAAGGTTTAAGGCCAGCTCTTCCACAAAACTATCCAATAACTGTTGACCTGCCTTTTCACCTCTAGGATCTATGACTTTTAAGTCTGAATTTTTACCTTTCCTTTCAACCACAAGACCATTACTCATGGTAATTTTAAGATTAGGTGGAATCACGGACCCTTCCCTTGCAGCATTTGATGGCTTGTATCGATTACCACCTAGGGCCCAAGTAATTGCATCTAACACCGAAGTTTTCCCCTGATTATTATTACCACCTATAATTGTTAGGCCTGTATCAGAAGGTTTTAATTTAACAGCTTTAACCCTCTTAACATTTTCTATTTCTAATTTATTAATTTTTATTTGTTCCATTTGCTCTACCTCTCATAACCATCATATACATCTTCTATCACCACATGTTGGTTTGCAAAATCTATCATCCTATTAATCACAGTGTGTTTATTTAGGTCAGTAGCGTCTGCTATACTCTCTATGATTTCCATAGACTCTTCACTGATTCTAATTGTCCTCGAACAACTGTCTTTTATCTTTTTTCTTGGTCTAAATATCAACTTATCCATTTGATTCTCCTTAACATTTCTGATATAATTAAGCTAGTTAACTTAACTAAACTTTTTAAAGCGGCTTGCTATTCCCATTAGCGGTCGCTTTCTTCGTATTGCCACCCAAGATAATCATCTGATCTTAGATACTCTTGGTAATCTAAGTAGTCTTTCAGGTCATCTATTCCTAAATCTTCAGCTCTCAACTCAATCACCCCCCTAATCTTCATATTTAATTGCATCTAGTAGTTCAATAACTTCAGTGAGTTTATCCCTTACGCCTTTTACACCTTTTCGCATATCGATAAAACCTTCTTTTATAAGGGGTATTCCTACCTCTGCAATAGTGCTAACATAAGCCTCTACTATATTTAGAAGCTCTTCTGGTTCGCCTTTTTCTTTTGCTTCAACAATTACATTTTCATAATTTTTATTTGCAGCCTTTACAAATTCATCCAAAGCTCCCAATAAATCTTTCATTTCCTTTTCACAACAGTTCATAATTTTACCTTCCTTTACTTAAATCTTATATATTCTGCCATCTTGTCCATGCTATCCTGATATACTCAAGTCCTATTAGGCACGCATACCAAATAGCATCTAAAAAGTCATCAACACTCCTCAAATCAATCACCTCTCACTTATCCCATATCTTTCATAAAAATACTCCCTAGGCACTCTAGCCTGCACAGTCCTATACCCTTTAGCCTGCAGCTCTGCGTTTAGCTCTCGTATTATCTTGTAGCCGGTACATATCTTCCGGTCTAATATGGAGCTAATTTCATCCGCTTTTATGTAATAATCTTTCACTTTGAAACCCCCTTAACATATATTTTTTATCTCCTTGTGCTATAATTTAGTTACAGGCTCATTTGCCAAGTATGTAGAAAGGAGAATTAGAGTTATGAGTGAATCTAATCTTATCTCTTCTAAATTAGCAATGTTATACCTACAGAATCAGAACCTGTCAAATAAGACTCCAGAAGAAATATTTGACTTATACAGTGAAGCATTTCATAAAATAGCTACTAGAAGAGACGAAAAACTCAAACTAAAAAAATCATTGAATACTGCTAAAAAATCTCAATTCGACTTATAAGAATTTTAGCTAAATCCAATATTTCAAAAGACTCTCGCAACGATAATTTCTCACCTTCCAAAGCTGAAATTATTTTTTCTGCGACGGTCTTTTGTTTTTCTGTTACGGATACTATTCTTTCTTCTAATTCCTTTAATTCATACACCTCTCATCACCCCCCCTTATTGTTGATTCTGTTCTTTTTCACCTAATCTCTGGTATAATGTTTTTAGAGAGGAGGTGAATTACATGTACTCGAAAAAATACTCCTACTTTACTGATTACTGTCCAGAACTGAATACGTATGAGACCGTAGAAATATCTTATATTGAAGCTAAGGTTATCGGTTCAAACACCCCACAACGCAAAGTTTTAAGTGGAGATTGTCCTGACAGTGATATTTGTAATGTAGGTGATAGATGTCCATTATTTCTCCAGGGTAAGAAGATGCTTGGATAAATAAAACACTTATCATACTAGAGAAGCCCTACCCACAAGTAGGGTTTTTCCATTCCTTGAAAATACATACTTCCTACTGTATCAATGTACCTGTCCTTTAAGTCTTGAGGTATATCGTCATCAAGCATTATGATATTCACTAGATTTTTTAATATTTGATTTTCGGTCACTGTATTTTCCAAAAAGTTTTTACTTACTATTACAATGTCATCACCCCTGTATACTTTCCCTACTTCCAATTTACAATCTTCCATCATCTCACCCCCCTTTTCTTTTTTCGCATTTATGCGA